ACATTATAAACGACGTTTGATGGAGAATATAGAACCAATCTCTCACGGAAGTGCCCAACTCAGACTTACGTTTTCTATTCTCCACCTTAAGCGAGCTATTATAATATCGCTTATTCACGCTAAACTTGGGTATGTAGGCGTGTATTGCTAGGGTTTCCCTCCCAGTTGTTTTTGTCATTGTCGTTTGTTCGTTTCTGTTATGACTTTCAGTCGCTACAGATAGCAGGGGTACCCACCCCAGGGGATCCTCAACCATTATTGAGTCTTAAGGCGCAAGTGGTTCAAAACCACTAATTAGTCGAGGGTTAACAAACCCCGAATGTCAACCTATGACAATATAAAACTAAATATGAGACCATTTTAAGCAAGCATGGCGAACTTGGCGGCATTCTTAATGATAGAAATGCCGGCTTTAATGTCGTCTCTGTGTTTATCCAAAAAGTTAGCTCCCTTAGTAATCCATTTGATGACATTATTCTCATTTGAGGCAACAACCATAGAAGATTCAACAGCTAGCATGGGGCCGGTGTTACTCTTCATCTTAGTAGAAGGAACAGGGACGGAGGCAGTGTTAGTGCTCAAAGCTGGTGAACCTTCCAAATGGTATATAGTCTCAAACTGAAACGCACTGGACAAGCCGCTGGCGAGAGGAATGCCTTCGTAATAAAAAACGATGGCACAGCCTCCGACACACCTGGTGTCATCCTTGTAACCGGTGGAAACGACCCCGGAACCCAAAATGCTAAGTTCATCACCCATGTAATTGGTACCATTAGTGGCGACACTAATCGTGTTCTTCATGCTCCAAAATGTAGAGTTGGTGTACATGCCAGACAATTGTAAATCGCCATGCAGCATGTCACCGACAGTAAATTCGGCAGCTGTAGGAAGATCTAAAATCGCAGAGGAGTTAAGAACGGCAGCTGGGATACCGGTCATAATGGGTAAAGGTGATACTTGCATATTGGTAAGGTCAGAAGCGGCGGGAATGGTGTCGCCAAGAGGGATGTATGCATACATGAGTCTACCGGTGGCGGTTAACTCAGGCTGCAAATTGGAAACTTTAACACCCCATGATACAACCCGATAAGATGTAAACAGTCCTGCCAAGGCTCCGGTGGTGGTGGCACCATAAAGTGGAGACAATGGAGAAGTACCCGTGACGCTGTAAGGGCTCATGGGAGTAGACTGCACAGAATAAGCCAAGGAGGTCAAACTGTTACTATGGGTGAGGTCTATCATAGAAATGATTGGATTTGGGAAAAAGATTAAGCCGCCAGAGGTGATACTGGAACCACTGGGCGGGCCGGCTGTTGTAGTTTGGTGGATATGATATTGTACAGTGGGAAACGGAAAAGGATCGGGGACTGTACATCCGATGACTTCAGGATCAAAAGGGTTCATCAAGGCGTGCAGAAATGGCGCTTTTGCTGCTTTCTGTCTTATCTGAGGAGGATTCCTCAAAATAACTTGCTTGGTGGACTTCTTTTGATTAGGTTGTTGTTTACTTTTCTGTTTATTGAAATGTGTGTTTTTGTTTATGTTGTTGTTGCGGGCAGGAATTGTATTCTCATTAATCCAAGGGACAATTAGTCCTTGGTAGGGGCGATTAAGACTGCGTCGTAATGTCTTATTTTTATGCGTCGCCTAGGACTAAACCTATCACAGTGCACTTCTTCTTAACTAAAAACCCGAGTGCGTACTGATAATATCGGGTGTACGTGCAGTTTTCCCTAGCGCCTGCGATGGCACTGGTAAATATAACGCAGTCTGGCTGCACGCTCCCAACCCATAGTCAATTGGCTCCTAGTGCACTACTTGGGTGGATTGGGTGGGCCTTTAACCCCTTCAATCATGTGTGATTGATGACCGCGCGGATCTCGCGGCGTGAGCTTACTCACC